AGATATTTTTTTGCTACATCTATAGCTTTGCGTGCCCGTTTATCTTCAGGATATTTATTTTCGTAGATATGAAGTACTGATTCAGATGCGAAAATAGCAAATTCAACTAAGCTATTTTTTTGTAAGATCCTGGTAATTAACCAATACCCCCATCTGTAATGGCTCTCTTTTTGTAAAGCTTTAAGTAAATCCGATATTTCGATTCCCTCGAGCTTTTTTTCTTCAAAATATTCAATGCCTTCCCTGCAAGCACTCCAATCTTTCAGTTGTTTTAATGTAATTTTCATTTATTCTCCTCTCTCAATTCCCCATGCACGCAGCCGAAGTTCGCGCCTGTAAAAATCCCAGACAAATAAGGAGCATAAATATTATCAGAAGAACGAAACGACACAATATTCTTTCCTTTAAAAGTCTTTAATTTACTAATAAGTTTCTTGTTTTCACAAGAAGCGCAATCCCACCACTTACAATCTTTGCATTTAATTATTTCTTGCATTTATATAAATCCTAACTGCTTTAAAACTTCCTGCCCTGCTTCCTTTCGGCTAGCAATCTCTTTTTGAGTTTTGATCTGTTCTTCTCTAACTTCAGCTAATTCAATTATCTTTTCCAAGGTTCCGGCTTGAGCTTGAATCGTTTCACCTTTGTTCAAATTTTCAGGAAACGGAAAAGCTTGCAAAGTAGATGCTTGGCTATTTATTTTAGCAAGCACCTTTCGCAAATCTTTTAAATCAAATCTGGCAATAATCGCATCAATAAATCCTAAAATCGGGAATAAGCACCCCGCAACTTTGGAATTATATTCGATAGATTCTTCGTATTTTTCTTTAATCATCTTCGCTTTCCTCCGGCGGTTCTATTTCTGTCCAATCAGTGAAACTATTAATGGTCAAATAATTACCGTCTAATGTATGCCAGCAATTTGATTCTCCTGCAAGATAAAAACCTAACTTATAATCAAAAGCATCTTGCGGGGCAAATGCTGGAATATTATTGCGATCATTGTATTTATATAATAAAACAATTTTAAATTCAGGAGGCAACTCCTCGCTTACTTTATGCCAGTTCATTTATTTGTTCCTTAGATTTATCTAATATATGATTACAAATAGAACAGGTGGCATTTAAATAATATTTTCCTATAGTAATAAATTTATTATGGCCGCATTTACATTTGATAAATGAAATGGTCTTTAATCGTTTTTCGAGTTTTTCTAATTCTTCAATCCTGCCAGTTTCTTCTAGGATACTGGCAATTTTTTCCCATTCTTTTCCGCAAAATTGGCACATGGTTAAGCCTCTTGATTTTCAACAAATCGCAAGAAATCATCTAACTTATTAAATATTGTATCTCCTGTTGTGTCTGTTATTTTTACTAATGAGCGTAGAGGTTCTAATAGCATTTTAAATAACATATCTTGAGCTTCTTTAATTTCTAATCCACCGGCAATTTTACATTTTGGGCAATCTTCATATTTATCACAAGATGCAAAAATATGTTTGCAATTAACACACATAAATCTTGACATAGGCATAAATCACTCCTTAATCAATATTAACTGGCGGCTCAGGAATAGCTAACAATCTTGGCGAAAAGACTTTAAAGTTAGCTATTATTTCCAACCTGAGCCATGATGGCTCTTGGCAAAGATTTGCACTTTGCAAAGCTCGCAAGCTTCATAAGCCAGTAAAGACGCGTCTTTACCTTCTATTAGCGTTTACCTATTCCGCCACAAGAGCCACTACCTCTGCAGCATTTATTGTCACATGAGGCGGTATGGACTGCTATAGTGCTGCTCTTTTCCCACAATTTCTTGCCCTCTTACTCGGTCTCGTGTGGTTCAGCCGATCCTTATTATAGAGGCATGAAGCAATTATGATTCTACCCCTAAAAAATTAAAATGCAAGCTTTTTATTGCGAATTTTACAAAAAATGTCAATTATTATTCCCAAACTATTCAGAAATAGTTAAGCAGAATTTTTTTGCTTAATTTATATCCTATTTGTATGATCTTTAGTATTTTGTTAAGATTAATCTGTAATGGATTACAAATTCCATTATTTCTGAGAAAACCCCTGCCGGGTCAAGAGGTCGGTAGGGGTTTTTTATTTCTTGTTTTCTAACATCAAATGATGTTAGAAAATGAGAACTTTGTTAATAGGCGCTAAGGTTAATCTCTTATAAAACAAGTATTTAAGCAAAATAAATGCCTTAATGGCGCTATAATGGCGCTTTGTATTTTATAGTTTAGCCCTTAATAACAAGTATGGTCTATTTATGGTCTATTTGTCGCCAATCTTCTTATAGTGTAAAATACCGCTATGGCCATAGTAGAAATTCCAACAGACAGCGAAAACTCAACTTATACACAGGTCTTACAACTTGAGGGCGTTTTCTACCTTTTTGACTTCCATTGGAATACCCGAGACGAAGCATGGTATTGCAGTATCTTTTTAACGGACGGTACGCCGCTTGTATCCGGCATTAAATTAGTTGTAGATTATGAATTGCTGGCATCTTATAAAGTTGCCAATCAACCACCGGGCGCGCTATTTCTGATAGATACTACATTAAATGGATTACCCTGTGGACGTAACGAACTGGGTGTAAGATGTACATTACTCTATTTAACCTCTGATGAGCTTTAATCATGCCATTATTCGACCGCGTTTGTAAAATTGTAGTCGGTACTGGAGGCGGCTCAACTGAGGATGAGTTTTTAGTTGTAGATCAAAAATTCCGCCTTACCTTTGACATTATTTGGAATTCAGTGGGCGCGAATCAATGCACGGTGCAAATTTACAATCTTAATAAGGATCATAGGAACGATTTAAAAAACATAATCAAAGAGAACGAAACCCGATCTAAAAGTGGCCAGCCATTATTACAATTAATAGTTTTTGCTGGTTATGCCGAAGGTGATGGCTTAGAGCTATTATTTGCCGGTGATATTGTACATCCGACTTTAACCTATCAGTCCCCCGATTGGATAAGCCAGATTACAGGATATGCAAAATCTATTGATTTCCAACGAGTATTTTTACCAATTTCATATCAAGCCGGAGTTGATACAACTACAATTTTGCGACAATTGGCTGATGCGCTCAAAATGAAAGTTGATGCCAGTTCAAAATTTGGAAATGCAGTTAATTTTGCAAATGGAGTAAGTCTAAGCGGGCAGGCCAAAAATTCTCTAGATGTGATTTCAGGATTAGCAGGGTTGCGCTATGTAATAACTGCCAATAATACTTTAAAATTTGCTCCAATCAAGCAATCTTCAAACGAAACAGTTTTATTATTATCACCTGCAACCGGTGTGATTAACCCCGTAAAAGATTTAGATGCGGCCGGATTTCAGTTATTAGACCTTGCGCCAATGAATGGCTATGAAGTAGACAGCCTATTGCAACCGAAAGCCACCCCATTGCGACCGGTCCAGCTTGATACACAAGAGGTGAAAGGCTTATTTTTTATTCAATCAGTAGAACATAAGGGCGATACGCGCGGCAATGAATGGATGTCGATTATGCAGGTTAAGGAGCAAGTTTTATGAAAAATGTACTATCTGATATTATAAAACAAGCAAATGAATATTTTATTAACCAATTCCATTTTGCGCGCCCCGGCATAATTATTAAGTTTGATCCGGCTACAAAGCTAGCGGAAGTGCAGCCGTCTATTAAAATTAAAACACTGGATGATCAGGTTATCGATATGCCGAATATCGTTAATGTGCCAGTGGTTTTTTCACAGAGCAAAAACTTTTCAGATACGTTCCCGCTTGAAAATGGCGATGGCGTTTTGTTGGTTTTCAGTGAACGATCACTTGAGCAATGGTTAGATAACGGCCACAATGCCGAACCGGGTGTGCGGCGCAAATTTGATATTTCTGATGCTATCGCAATTCCAGGGCTTTTTGCCAAAGATGCTGATCTTAATTATGATGCTGAAAATGTCATTAGGAAATTCAACGATGTCACTTTCAAGATGCAGCCTGACGGTAAATTCGAATTTGGGAATGATAGTCAATCATTGTTAGCAATTTTAGATGAGTTTATGAAATTTATGCGCGACACAGCAAAATATGGAGGTAGCAATATGGATTCTGATACGCCGACCGGTTTAACTGCTATAATAGCGAAATTAGATCAGATAAGAGGATCGTTATAATGGCGATAGATTTAAAATTAAACCCACAGGGCAATTCTAGCGGCCCTAGAGACATTGTATTTGAGAATCTTACCTTTGTCTTAACTAGTGGCAAAGATGAACTTGTGCAGCGATTAACAACGCGCCTGCTCGTCTTCCTCGGCGAATGGTGGGCGGATATAACGCGAGGCGTTCCTTACACGCAAGAGATTCTGGTAAAAAATCCTCTCCATGATACAATAGAAAGCGCAATAAAAACTGTAATTTTGGAAACAAATGGAATTGATAAAATATTGGCATTTAGTATTAAAGATACGGATGGAGTACAAAGATCGATAACAATCAGTTTTGAATGCCTAAGTGAGGATGGTGATATTTTAGAAATTGAGAATTTAGCATTGCAGGTTTAACAATGGCAAACGAATACGGACTAACAAAATATGGCTTTATAAAAAAGACGGCCGATCAAATAAGGCTGGATTATCAACGTAATCTAAAAGCCGCCTTTCCCGGCATTGATACTTCACCCGATAGTGTTGGCGGCCAATTAATAGGTATATTCGATAAGGATACCATTGAATTTTGGGAAATATTAGAAGCAGTTTATAAGTCATTCTATCTTAACTCGGCCGAAGGTATCTCGCTTGATGATGTTGGTAAAATAGTCGGAATCCCACGCCTTGGCGCAAGCAAATCTGAAGCGCGCGCAGTTGGTCTACGTGGAACAGAAAGCACAAACGTAACCACTACCACAATCATTCAAACCATTACAACTAATCATCAGTTCCAAAATAAGCGCGATACTACAATATCTGTTAATAGCTCAATGATTAATGATGTTGAAGTGACTGACGTACAGGATGATACCGATTATATTATCAAATTTAATGAGATCACAGTTAGTATAACTAGTGATGCAACAGCAACAGCTATAGAAATTGCAGAAGCGTTGGTAGATGCAATTAATATTGATTCAGAAGTCTTAGGCGTAAATGCTGAATTGCCCGGTGTTCCTGACGGTACATTTAAAGTTTTCTCAAATGATTTAAGTCAAGCGTTCACGCCGGAGTATGATGCAAAATTAACAGTCAATGAGTTTTGGACTCCGGCAGATTTTGATAGCATTGAAACTGGCGATATTGAAGCACCAAGTGGTTCTTTAACAGTTATAGTTACACCCGTGGCAGGATTGGCAGAGGTTTTTAATTTTGAAGATGCTTTGCCGGGTCGCGAGATAGAGAGCGATACAGATTATCGCTTGCGAATTAAATTAGAAATTGCGCGCTTAGGTGGCGGAAATCTTGAGGCGATAGTTGCTCGGATGTTTGATATTGAAGATGTTACAGATGCTCGTGGTTTTGAAAATGTAACAATGGTAACAGATGGCGAAGGCCGACCGCCAAAAAGCATTGAGATAATAGTGCAAGGAGGTAATGACCTAGAAATAGCCGAAAAACTATGGCTAGTTAAAGGAGGCGGTATCGAAACTTTTGGCGATGTCTCTCAAATCGTAAAAGATAGCCAAGGAAAAGATCAAAATATCAAATTTAGCCGACCAGAAAATGTATATATCTGGATCCGAGTAGTATTAACCACAACGGATGAATTTCCGCCCGATGGTATAGCAACTATTGCAAACAATTTATTATTGCTTGGTCGCACATTTGGTATTGGTGAAGATATAGTTTACCAGAAATTCTTTTGTCCGATTTATTCGGTATCAGGCGTAGAAAGTGCGACATTAGAGCTATCAGAGACAGCGACAGCCATAGGACCGGCTACAGTTTGGGTGACTACTAATATTGCCATAGATGATCGAGAAATTGGTGTATTTGATTCTGCGCGGATTGAGGTAACTAACCCATGAGTTTGTTAAAAGAACTAGAATTTATTACAGATTATGCCCAGCTCACAATTGACTTACTTTATGCTCAATTCAAAGGGGATCGCGCGCCTGATTTACTACTTGTTATAGAGGCATTTTCTAAATCGTTAGATGAACTTGAGCAAGTAGCTGAGGATTTATATACACAGCTTGATTTAGATGATGCTATTGGCGAGCAATTAGATGGATTAGGCCAATTGATTGGTGAGCCTCGCAATGGCCGCAATGATGAAGATTACCGGGCAGCTTTAAGATTCAAAATTAAACTCAATAGGAGTTTTGGGCAGCCAGAAATATTGATTGAGGCATTGGTGTTTTTTACCAATTCTACGATTATAGAACTTTATGAGACATTTCCAGCGGCCATGTTTGCCTTTATCAATGGTTCAGAAGGATTAGCAGGATTATTAGCCAAGATGAATCGATTAAGATTAGGTGGCGTAGATTTTATGTATATTGCTCAGGTAGATAGTGATCATCCATTTGCTTTCGATAGCGGTGGCGAGCCTGATGAAGGTCTAGGCTATGCTTGGGATACAGGTAGTGGGATTTCAGATGATGATGCCGGAGAATATGCGTGGGCTTTACCAGATTAAGAGGTAATTAATTATGGCAATAGTAAGACCAACAAGATTCCCTGACTGGGCAACAGTTCCTAGTACTGACCCAATAGTGGGGGGGCCGAATATTCAAGAACCGCCAACCAACAAGATACAAAAAGGATGGGAACGCAAAGAAAAGCCACCGGCTAATTATCAGAACTGGTTACATAATTTTACTGATCAATGGTTGAAATTTTTGAACTTTGGTGGTTTTGGCTTGCGAGAAGGATTCTGTGAAAGATTGAGTAATACAGAAGTGAAATTCAATAAAGTTTTTGGAAGTGGTAAAAATGCTTTACAAGGTATATTTTTAGCACAAGGTTTAAGCCTTACAAAAGAAATCGATGTCGATTGGGTTGAAGGAGATGGAGAAGGTGGTTTTCCCAGTGGTTTAACATTAAGTCCTAATACTTGGTATCATTGTTTTTATATCGTAAAAGAAGATGGAACGGTTGATGCAGGTTTTGATTCATCATTTATAGCAACAAATTTATTAGCAGATGCGACAGATTATGTGGATTTTTTAAGGGCTTGGTCTGTTAAAACTGATGGATCTAGCAATATTATTCCTGCAAAATTATCAATATTACCCGGCGGCCAAAGAGTAACATATTGGAATGAACCTATACATGGCTCTACTCCTCAAAGTGCTACCCCAGTTAATAAGCAAGCAGGTGTTCCGACAGGTTTTAGAACTCTTGCCATTTTAACTGCCGCAACTACAAGCCCTCAAGCACTTTCTGATAATAAAATAAGGATATATCCTACAGATGTAGCAGATGGTATTAGTAATAATGATGCCTTTATGGGTGTTTCAAGTGGCGATGCAGGTTTTAATTATAATCTTGATTATAGTGGATTTATAATTGTATTAACGGATGATAATGGAGATTTTAGAATTGTAACAAAAACGCCACATGCTGCTACTATAGCATTTGCCACTCACGGCTGGAT